TGTTGATTTCAGCTAAGATTTCAGCAGATAGTATGTTTGACAATTCGGTTTCAGCATCAAGTCCATGAATTGCTTTCAAGTCTTGTGCTAATTCCATTGTATACTCAGCTTTCAACGCTCTTGAAACAGCAGTCACTGAGATTTTCTCAATTGAGAAAGCCATTTCTTGAAATGCATTTGCAGTACCGTCACCTAAAGCTTCAGCCGCACTTGTTTCCATACCTTGTGATACTGTATAAGTAGCACCTGAAGCCGCGGCAGTTGGATCAGATCCAGCTTGAGTGTCACCTGCAGATCCATCTACTACTAATTGAGATGCAGTATTCGCTTGGGCGCTTGCAGAGTAGTCAGTTGGCGCTTCGTTGAATAGTGCTTCACTACCGGCACCTGTTGCTCTAGCACCAGCTGTAGCGAATTTTGATCTCATCGCAAAGATCAAACCAGTTGGTCCTGACATTGGCTGTACACCACAAATGTCGTATGCAATTAGATTTGGCATTGAACGTCTTACCAATGATATTAACACTGGATCGAAATTTGCAACGCCGGGATCACCAGTTGCGTTTGCTGGAGCCGCTTCGCCTAATAGCGAAGGAGCATTGTATCCACCAGTACCAGCGTGTTGCTCTCTGGCGGACTTTTCTTGGTTCTCAAGAAGAGTTGCAGTTACGGCTCTTTTATGTGCATCTTTGATTTCTGGTAAATCTTGATGCTCAAGAACTGGCTGCCACTTCTTTTGAAGTTCATCAGATTGATACATTTTAGTCTCCTTTTAAACTAATTTCAGCCTATTAATCAATATTTATAATAATTTACTTTTTGATGCTTCGAGATATAGCGGACATATATCCCGCCATAGAGCCGTTCACTTTTGTTTCTTCCTCTAGATTTTCTAGAGGTTCTTCATCAGATACATCATTACTTTCAACAACTTCTTCTTGTGGGAAGTAGTTATTCTTCAAAGTATCAAGCTTTTCAGCGTACTCGTCATTGTACTCTACGCTTTCTGCTAATGACTTGAATTTCTCTTTTTGAGTTTCAGTTAAACCTTCACTCACTTCTTTGAAAACTTTTTCAGATTTTAAATTGTTTAGCTCTTTTTGTAGTGCTATGTTCTTTTCAATCTCTTCGTTTACAGCCTTTTCAGTATCTTCTACTTTTGCGGCCATCTCATCTACAATATCTACTTTCTCTTCTGGAATATCGATATAGTTTTCTGTGAAAAGATTTCTAAGTCCTACCATAAAGTTTTCTACAATTTCAGAACGAATGCCTTGCTCAATTGCTAGTTCGTTATCTTTTACCCACTCGTTTACAACGTAGTCGAGATAATCATCTAACTTTGCAGTCATTTCTTCTTTTACTAATTCTTTTTCTGCCTCTACTTCAGCAACAACATCAATCTCTGTTGACTCTAAAGCTTCATTGATTCTTGATACTACAGCGGCTTCAAAAATAGTTGTAGCTTTTGCTTTGAACTCTTCGGATAAATCTTCGTCACCGAATAGTGCTTTAACATCAGCGGACAAATCTAAGCTTTCTGGATTGTATCTTGACTTAATGGCTTTTTTAGGATCATGTCGAGACTTGATAGGCATCGCTCTCTCCATTTTCTCTTCATCGTCTTTTGCGGCATCTGGATCCATCATAGCTTTGAACATAGCTGAAACTTCAGCTTTTTTCTTACCATTGGCTATATCTACCATAGCTTTAATCATACCTACTTTGGTTTTTGGCACTGGTGCTTTTTTAGCTACTGGCTCTGGAATTTCTGCTGGATCACCCATTGAGGCTTTCTTTTCGTCTAACTGCTCACCATCTGTTTCGTCTGACTCAACTACCTCAATTTCCTGATCACCAACCACATCATCGAGGATATCTTCCTCTTGTGTATTTTCTTGAACTTGATCGGACATGTACTTGCTCCTTTAATGATCTTTTATTAATTACAATCTATTTATAAATCTACAATTTTGAAAGAAAATCTTCAAAAACTTTTAATTTAACATCTTCTAGTTCAGACTTGGACGCAGTCTTAATATCTTTCTGCATGTCTGCGACATCGGCTTCACGAATGATTCCGTTATCCCAAACCCATTCTTTACTTTCCATGACGCCATTTACAAAGGCGTTTGGTGCAGACGGATCTGCAACAATATCTGCCGCGGTTGCTAAGTAAAAGTCATTTTGCACTTCATTAGCACCATTCTTTTGTTTTAAACTTCCCATACCACGACTAGATACACCGAGTTGAGCGCCTTCTTTAATTAAAGACTGGACTATTTGTCCATATGGAGTTTCAGTCATAATTTTAGCTTTTCCCACAAAATTAGAACCATCTTGTTGTAACTGTGTTATCATATGTGATACTCTTTCTAGATTGATGGTTGGGCCTTGTGGATGTCCGAGTTCTCCATAAGCTCTCTTCTTATCTATATATTCTTTGTTATACCTTTTTACTTCTTTTGCTAATACTTCTTTCGGGTAGACTCTTCCGTTTCTGTTTTTGATATCACCTTGCATAAAGATACCTTCGATGAACAAACCTTTTTTGCCATCTTTCTCTTCTTCTAAGTATTTTACTTCTTCATTTACTTCGCATATGAGTTTCATTTAATTACTCCCAGACGCTACGTGTGTACCAAATACACCAGTTGAAGCACATCTTAATCCTTGTCCTATTACTAAATTAACTATCATTGTTCCATTCGATGGTACTCTAATCGTTCCCACTGCTCCATTATCAGCTTCGTTTCTAAGAATAACTTCTCTTGCCGCGGTATGTGTATTCATCAAATGTACAGCGGTAGCAGTTTTAAACTGTGTAGTGCTTGTCAACTCTGTTGATGTTCCTTTTATTGATATGGCCATCTTATTACCCTTAATTCTTATTCATGATGTCTAATACTTTCATAAAGCCATTTGGATCTTTATCTAGCATCATTTCGACTTTCTTTTTTAACTCAGGCTTTGTTATTCTCTTTTCAATCGAATTTACTATCATATTCGCAGTTTGCATATCAACAGTCATTTTTTTACCATTCTTAAATTTTACTGGTTGAGCCTGCTTCTCTTTTACTATCTTACGTAATGTGTCTAAAACACCTTCAATTAATTTTTTTTTTTCGTCTTCGACTTCTTCTTTTACTTCTTTTCTGTCGCCGTTAAATACATGTTCTTGTCCCTTAGGCTCTGCATCACTCTTTGTGACTTTATGCATATTTTTAAAATCTTCTTCACCTTTGGAACGAGGTTTTAGATCGGTAGCTTCTTTATCATCATCTTTAGGAGCTATATAATCTTGAGCATTAGCCTCATCTATGTAATGTCTAAACTTCTGTAGTTTCATCGTTTGATTCCTCTGGTTCGACAACTGGTTCTACTTCTGATGGTAATGTATCTACATCATCTTTTGTACTCATAAAAGTAGTAGCAACATCAAACTTTTTTAGTTCTACTGCATCATTTATTTTATCAGCGAGTAAATCATGAATAGCTTTTTTAAACTCTCCAGAGTTACCTGATAATGCATATGATACTGCGTCTTTAGTTGTGTAATCAGCCATCTTTTTTCCTTTCACATATTTATAATTTAATCTTCTTCACCTTCATCAGGCATATCTTCTTCTTCTTTAGCTATCTCACCATCAATCATATCTTTTTCTTCATCTGTTTGTTTTAGAACATTAGTTCTAATCCAATTGGCAGAAAAGTATTTACCTACATATTGATCAACTTCTTGTAGAAGTGTCATTCGTTCTCTTAGTATTTCTGCATCTCTAAGTTCTGAGAAATGATTATCTTCTTGATAATTAAATTTTAAAAACTCTCTTACTTCTTGCCACTCAGCCATTGTCATAACACCTTTGAGTATAACTTGCTTTTCAAGTATTGTAAGAAATAATTCTGAAAACTTCGCTCTCAATCTTGTAATAAACTTTGAAAACTTAATCTCATCTCTTGTTATTTCTGATGCTCTACCAACATTAAACTGAGTTTCTTGTTCTAATCTTGAAATAGGTACATTCAACGCTTCATATAACTTACGTCTAAAGTAATTGACATCATCTAATTCGCCAAGATTTTGTCCACCTGGTAGTGTAGTGATTTCTGTTCCACGGCCACCTTCTCGTCTTGGTAACCAGTAATCTTCAAGCATTGTGAGAAACTTTCTATCATCTCTTACTTCACCAGTATTAGCATCATATACAAGTTTATTCTTATGCTTCACCATCATATCTCGTAGATACTGTTCAGCTTT